CCCCCTGTATATATAAACACCCCCGGTTACCTTTTTGGTACCATGCCGTTTTCTTTTATATATTTTGCTTGTAGTATCCGATTTCATGGAGCTACACGCCGGGTCCCCGGCTCATATACCGCTTGTACCGGACATTGACGAAGGTGTCCCGTTACCTGCGTCTGTCGCAGATGCAATGCCTCCGCTTAGTCAGTCTGAGGAAATCAGGATGCGAGCGGCGACTATCAAGCTCATATCTGATTTGACAGGTACACCCATCGCTCCTGATAGCGATGACATCGCTCGTGCAGAGAAGATCGCGAAGGATCACATGGCTGATCCTGAGTTGAAGCTTGACCTGAGCAAAGAAACCAATGAGTTGCAGGTCTATTTGGCGGGTTTGGTAGCCAAAGCCAACTTCCAGTTGGTCGATGAACTCTCGGAACTCAAGACCTACGTGGTCAACAAACTCGTTTACGAGATCGAACACGCTAGTGATAGCAAGACTCGCATCGCTGCGGTGACAAAGTTGGGTGAAGTTGACGGTGTGGATGCGTTCAAGAAGCGTACTGAGACCACTCACGTCATAAAAACTATGGCTGAGATCGAACAAGACCTCGCCAAGATCATTCAGAGCGTGGAAAAACGCGTGCTTAGCCATGAAAAAGCCAAGCAACGTGCCAAAGATGGGATCATCGAAGCTGAATTCGACGCTGTACCGGCAGAATCAGGCGATCCCGAGCCGTGCTGAACCCTGAACTCGTCAAAAAAGCGCAGGAATTGCTGCCTTACATGACGGAAAAGGAGCAGGCGCTGCTTTCTAGGCTTGTTGCTCAGGGTAAATCGCAGATCACGCAGGAAGTTGCTACGACTTCCTTCCTAGATTTCATCGAACATGTGTATCCCGGCTATAAAGTAGGTCCACATCACCGCAAATTGGCGGGAATCTTTGAGGACGTAGCCGCAGGCAAGAAAAAAAGAGTCATCGTCAACATCGCCCCGCGTCATGGCAAGTCGGAGATGATCTCGTACCTCGCTCCGGCGTGGTTTTTGGGCAAATATCCTCAGAAAAAAGTCATCATGGCGTCCCACACCGCAGATCTAGCGGTGAACTTCGGTCGTCGGGTGCGTAACCTCGTAGGGTCGGACCTTTATCATGACATCTTCCCAAACGTGGAACTCCAAGCTGACTCTAAGTCTGCGTCTCGTTGGGGTACGAATTTTAATGGCGAGTATTTCGCTATCGGCGTTGGTGGCGCTCTTGCTGGCCGTGGTGCCGATCTCTTTATTATTGATGACCCTCACTCTGAACAGGAAGCTAAACAGGGTCGCGCAGACGTATTCGAACCCGCATGGGAGTGGTTCCAGTCAGGCCCAGTCCAGCGACTGATGCCGGGTGGCGCGATCATTGTGGTCATGACCCGCTGGTCCAAGATGGACCTGACGGGGAAGATCGTGGACCACATGCTTCGTAATGACGAGGCCGATCAGTGGGAGGTTGTACAGTTTCCTGCCATTTTGAACGACAAACCGCTCTGGCCTGAGTTTTGGCAGATAGAAGAACTGCTGGCTAAGAAGGCTTCGATGGACGTGCGGTATTGGCAGGCCCAGTACATGCAGGAGCCGACCTCCGAGGAGGGGGCGCTTATCAAGCGGGAGTGGTGGCAGATATGGGACAAGGACTACCCGCCCCCGTGTGAACATATCATCATGTCTCTTGACGCTGCCCAAGAGAAGAACAACCGGGCTGACTTCAACGCTCTCATGACTTGGGGGGTCTTCTTCAACGAGGAGACCAAGAACTACAACATCATCCTGTTGAACGCCATCAAAGAGCGGATGGAGTTCCCCGAGTTGAAGCAGTTGGTCCTAAACGAGTATAAAGAGTGGCAACCTGATACATTCATTGTAGAAAAGAAGTCCAACGGGGCGGCTCTATATCAAGAGATGCGCCGGATGGGCGTGCCCATATCTGAGTTCACGCCGGGTAAGGGGCAGGACAAGATCAGCCGTGTCAACGCGGTTGTGGACTTATTCAGTTCTGGGATCGTGTGGTGTAGTGACCACCGATGGGCTAGGGAGGTCATGGAGGAGTGTAATGACTTCCCGAGTGGCACCCATGATGACTTGGTAGACGCGACGACTTTGGCTTTGATCAGGTTCCGGCAGGGCGGTTTCATCCGCTTGCCGACAGATGAGCCGGAGCCGATCAAGTGGTTCAAGGGTCATAGGCGTGAGGGGTTTTACTGATGGCTACTCAGAAGTTTATGGGCCGGGGTCAGTTGATAGATCGACTTGCAGCGCAGGTCGGTGATAGAGATACGGCTCTTGGAATCTTGAAGAAACGCGGACATGTGAACGCTAAGGGCGAATTGACCGCCGAAGGTAGGAAGCGCGACATGATGACCGCAGCAGAACGGGCCAAGGACCGAGCGGCTAAGGCTGCTGGACGGTCTATGGACCAGTACGCATACAACCCGACGACAAATACAGCGACGTTGCGGCGGCGCTAGGAGATCATCATGGCTGTTGAGAAGAGTCTTTACGAAGCCCCGGTCGGACTTGGCGCACTGCCTGAGACTGAGGCGCTTACCATTGAGGTCGAAGATCCTGAGTCGATGACCATCGGGATTGATGGGGCCGTCATTGAACTGATGAAGGAAGAGCCTCGTGCAGAGGCGTTCGATGCCAACCTCGCTGACTACATGAGCGAGAACGACTTGCAGAGTCTGGCAGGCGAACTCATCGGGCAGTACGAGCAGGACCTCTCCAGCCGTAAGGACTGGCTCGACACCTACATCAAGGGCCTGAAGATCCTTGGCATCCGGTACGAGGAGCGTACCGAGCCGTGGCCGGGTGCGTGCGGTGTGTTCCACCCGCTCCTGATGGAGTCGGCGGTCAAGTTCCAGTCCGAGACCATCATGGAGACCTTTCCTGCGGCAGGTCCAGTCAAGACCAAGATCGTCGGCAAGGAGACCCCTGAAAAGAAGGACTCCGCTGTCCGTGTCGCTGATGACATGAACTATCAGTTGACCGAGATTATGAAGGAGTACCGCCCGGAGCATGAACGGATGCTGCTCTCGCTGGCTCTGTCGGGCAACGCCTTCAAGAAGGTCTACTTTGACCCGTCGCTCAATCGCCAGACGGCGGTGTTCATCCCGGCTGAGGATATCGTCGTGCCTTATGGCGCACCGAACCTTGAGACGGCGGACCGTGTTACGCACCGGATGCGTAAGACGAAGAACGAACTGATCAAACTGCAGTATGCAGGCTTCTATCGTGATGTGGATCTGGGTGAGCCGATCCGCACGATGGATGAGGTCGAGAAGCAGAAAGCCGAAGATCAGGGCTTCTCAGCTTCGATGGACAATCGGTTCCAGTTGCTTGAGATGCACGTCAACATCGACCTTGCTGGCTATCCTGATGTCGATGACGACAACAACGAGACCGGCATCGCACTGCCTTACGTGGTGACCATCGAGAAGGGAACCGGAACTGTTTTAGCCATTCGCCGTAACTGGAAAGAAGATGACGGACTTAAAGAAAAGCGACAGCACTTTGTTCATTATGGCTATATACCCGGATTCGGGTTCTACTACTTTGGTCTCATCCACCTTATCGGTGGACACTCTAAGGCAGCTACATCTCTTCTTAGACAGCTTATCGACGCGGGAACCCTCAGTAATCTTCCGGGTGGTCTCAAATCGCGCGGGCTTAGAATTAAGGGAGACGATACGCCTATTGCTCCGGGAGAATTCCGGGACGTAGACGTTCCGAGCGGCGCGATCCGCGACAACATCCTGCCGCTTCCGTACAAGGAGCCGAGCCAGACCCTTGCCATGCTGATGGACAAGGTGGTCGAGGAAGGACGCCGCTTCGCTGCGGTGTCGGATCTCAAGGTCTCCGATATGTCCTCGCAGGCCCCGGTCGGTACGACGCTTGCCATCCTTGAGCGCGTGCTGAAGGTCATGTCGGCAGTGCAGGCTCGCATCTACTACACGATGAAGCAGGAGTTCAAACTCCTTGCAGGCATCATCCGTGACAACACCCCAGACGAGTATTCATACGAGCCGGAGATCGGTGATCGCAAGGCCAAGAAGGCCGACTACGATGATGTAGATGTCATCCCGGTCAGTGATCCCAACGCGGCCACGATGTCGCAGAAGATCGTGCAGTACCAAGCGGTGCTGCAACTGAGCCAGACCAATCCACAGATCTACGATCTGCCGTATCTACACCGGCAGATGATAGAGACGCTGGGCATCAAGAACGCCCAGAAGATCATCCCGATTGAGGATGAGATGAAGCCTGTTGATCCTGTCACTGAGAACATGAATATCCTGACTGGCAAACCGGTCAAGGCGTTCCTGTATCAGGATCACGAGGCGCATATCCGTGTCCACATGGCAGCTATGCAGGATCCGAAGATCATGCAGTTAGTGGGCCAAAACCCGCAGGCGCAGACGATCATGGGGGCTGCTCAAGCGCACCTCATGGAGCACATTGCTTTCGAGTATCGCAAACAGATCGAGAAGCAACTCGGCACCACTCTGCCGCCGCCGGACAGCGACGAGAACTACCTGCCAGAAGCCGTGGAGATTCAGGTCTCCCAGCTTGCGGCTCAAGCCGCCGCACAACTGCTTCAGAAGGATCTGGCAGAAGCACAGGCCCAGCAGATCGCTCAGCAGCAACAGGATCCGATCATCCAGATGCAGCAGCAGGAGCTTCAGCTTAGGGCGCAGGAACTGCAACTCAAACAGCAGCAGATGCAGATTGACGCTCAGATCCGGATGGAAGAGCAGAAGCGGAAGGTCCAGAAAGACGCCGTTGATGCCGCCGCCCGAGTCGATGAGTTGGAGATTCGCCAAGCCGAATCCTCCGCCAGACAGCAGCTTGAGGCTGCGAAGATGGGCGTCGATATTCAGAAGGACAAAGCCAAGCAACAGGCCGAAGGTGTACGCCTTGGGATTGAGATTGCTAAGGCGAAGGATCTTGCCGATATCGCACGCACGTCGGCATCCACCAAGTCCAAGTCAAAGGAGTAACTGTAGCCCATGAACTACAGCACACCACTCGATTACCTCAACTCAAAACTTGAGGAAGAGAAGCGGCTTATAGTTGACAGCCTGATACAGGGCAAGCTCAACGAGTCTGAATACAAAAGATTGTGTGGGGCGTTACAGGGTCTCGACCTCGCCAAAAACCATATCAAAGACCTTGCCAATAAACTGGAGCGTGCTGATGAGTAATATCGATATTGAAGCCACTAAGGAGCAGGCAGAGAAGGCAAAACTTCTCCCTGAGCCAAGGGGCTACCGAATCCTCTGCGCCATCCCGCAGGTGGAGGAGGAGTATGACGGCGGCATCATCAAAGCCGAGGACACCAAGAAGACCGAGGAGCAGACCACCGTCGTGCTGTTCGTAGTCAAGATGGGTGACCTTTGCTACGCCGACAAGGACCGGTTTCCGACTGGCCCGTGGTGCAAGGAGGGGGATTTCGTTCTTACCCGTCCGTACTCGGGTACTCGCGTGGTCATCCACGGTCGTGAGTTCCGGATCATCAACGACGACACGGTGGAAGCGGTGGTCCAAGACCCCCGTGGCATCCGTCGTGCTTAAGGGAGGACCTAAATGAACGCACAGGAATTCAGATTCCCCGACGAAATCAAGTCGGACGAGACCAAGTCTGCAGATGCTCTGGACATTGAAATTGTGGATGACATGCCGCCTGAAGATAAGGCCCATGCCGCCCCGATGCCCAAGGAGATCGTCGAGGAACTAGAGAAGGATGACCTCGATAAGTACTCCGACGACGTGAAAGAGCGTTTCCGCCAGATGAAGAAGGTCTGGAACGACGAGCGTCGGGAGAAAGAGCGGTATGCCCGTGAGAAGGCCGAGGCTGAGCGGTTTGCTCAGATGCAGTTCGAAGAGAACCGCAAACTCAAGCAGCGGCTTGGACAGGGCGAGAAGGTCTATATTCAGGAAGTCACCAAGGCTGCGAATATCGAACTTACGACCGCTAAGGAAAAACTCAAGCAAGCTTATGAATTGGGTGATGCCGACAAGATCACCGAAGCACAAGAAAGCTTGACAGAAGCCAAGCTAAAGCTTCGTGACTACGAACGGTTCAAGCCCTCTTTACAAACTGGAGAACAGGGTGTACAAGCAAATCAAGAGGTAACGACACCGCAAGGATCTGCTCCGGTCTACGACCCAAAAGCCGAGGCTTGGAGGCAGAAAAATTCTTGGTTCGGTGTGGATGAGGAGATGACCGCCCTCGCGCTCGGCCTCCATGAAAAGCTGGTCCGGTCGGGTATGGATCCGCGTAGCGATGATTACTACCGCCGTATCGACGAGACGATTAAGAAGCGATTTCCGGAGGTATTTGAAAGTACAACTGAGGAAGAGCCGACGAGGGAGCAGGCCAAAACCGCCCCGCGTGCAAAACCAGCAGCCAATGTGGTTGCTCCGGTGACTCGGGCCACATCCCCGAGACAGGTTCGATTAACAACGTCTCAAGTTGCACTTGCTAAGAAACTTGGCTTGAGCAACGAGCAGTACGCAAAAGAACTTATGAAACTGGAGAACTACAATGGCTGAGAGTCGCCTTGATCGAGAACTTGAGAAGCGTGAGTCAACGCAGCGTAAAGTCACTTGGACGCCCCCGCAGGTGCTTCCTTCACCCAAGGAGCAGCCCGGTTGGGTTCACAGGTGGATCCGGACCAGTTTGATGGGGACCGCAGACCCTACGAATACGTCCGCAAAACTCCGCGAAGGTTGGGAGCCTTGTAAGGCCGAAGACTACCCGGAGTTGATGCTACAAGCCGATCCGAACTCCCGTTTCAAGGGGAATATCGAGATCGGTGGCCTGTTGTTGTGCAAGGCCCCAGATGAACTCATGAAGCAGCGTGATAACTTCTATACACGTCAGGCTGAGTCTCAGATGGATGCCGTGGACAACAACTTCATGCGTCAGAACGATGCGCGTATGCCGCTCTTTACCGAGAAGCGAACAACCACATCGTTTGGGCGCGGTGGTAAATAAATTCACTTTTTAGGAGTATCAAATGGCTTATCCCACTGTTGATGCACCTTATGGACTGAAGCCGGTCAACTTGGTTGGCGGTCTTCCGTTCGCGGGTGCGACTCGACAGATCCCGATTGGGAACGCTTACGGCACGTCGATCTTCAACGGCGATGTCGTGCAGCTTAACTCGTCGGGAAATGTCATCATCACGACCCTTCAGAACAATGCCTCGCCGGTCAACGGCGTGATTGGTGTGTTCCTCGGGTGCTCGTACACGAACCCGGCCACGAAGCAGAAAGTATTCTCGCAGTACTATCCGGCTTCGACGGCGGCTGACGACATCTTGGCGTACATTTCGGATGATCCGAATGCGCTGTACAAGGTCGTCAACGTGACGAGCAACGTTGCGGACAGCACCACGGGTGGTCTGCTTCCGGCGTACGTGTCCCGTGCCAACTCGTTTGGTACGAACGCGGAACTTGTGCTCAACACGGGTTCTACGACGACCGGTAACAGCCGTATGGGCGTCTTCATCAACAACGTGACGAGCTCGCTGCCGTTCCGTGTGGTTGATGTTGTGACCGATTCGGCCAACAGCAGCGGCAACCTTGTCGAGTTCATCGTCAAGTTTAACGCTGGTTACCACGCGTATAACAACGCGACTGGCACCTAATAGGGGAGTTCTAAGAAATGGCTATTTCACGTGCACAACTTCTTAAGGAGCTGCTGCCCGGTCTGAACGCCCTGTTCGGTCTGGAGTACAAGCAGTACGGTGAGGAGCACAAGGAGATCTACGAGACTGAGACCTCCGAGCGTTCCTTCGAAGAGGAAACGAAGCTCAGCGGGTTCTCCGCTGCTCCGGTCAAGCCGGAAGGACAGGCGATTGCGTATGACAACGCGCAGGAAGCTTGGACTGCTCGCTACAACCACGAGACCATCGCTCTCGGCTTCTCCATCACGGAAGAGGCGGTTGAGGACAACCTGTATGACTCGCTCAGCAAGCGTTACACGAAGTCGCTTGCTCGTGCCATGGCGTACACGAAGCAGGTCAAGGGTGCTGCGGTTCTGAACAACGGCTTCTCGGCGTCCTACCCCGGCGGTGACGGCGTTGCCCTGTTCTCGACGGCTCACCCGCTGGTCTCGGGCGGCACCAACAGCAACCGTCCCACTGTCGGTGCGGACCTTAACGAAACGTCGCTTGAGGCTGCGGTCATCCAGATCGCCGCTTGGACCGACGAGCGTGGTCTGCTCATTGCTGCGAAGCCGCGTAAGCTCGTCGTCCCCCCGGCTCTGATGTTCGTTGCCAAGCGTCTCCTTGACACGGAACTCCGTGTGGCGACTGCGGATAACGACATCAACGCCCTCAAGGCGATGGGTTCGATTCCGGAAGGCTATACGGTCAACCACTTCCTGACGGACACGAATGCTTGGTTCCTCCGAACCGACGTTCCGAACGGCATGAAGCACTTTGTCCGTACGCCGCTGGCTAACAGCATGGACGGGGATTTCGACACCGGCAACGTCCGGTACAAGAGCCGCGAGCGTTACTCGTTCGGCTGGTCGGATCCGCTCGGCATGTACGGTTCGCCGGGTGCTTGATGAACTAGGCGAGGGGGGCTTCGGCCCCCCTTTCCTTTTTGGATTTCTAGGCGTATATAGTCGTTATCGGGAAAATTCGGTTTATCAGACAGGCCCGACTGACGACATGCAGGCTGATAAACCATAACTCGCATGTGAGGTATTTGTAATGGCGCGTACTACTTTTTCCGGCCCGGTAGTTTCTCAGAACGGCTTCATTGTCGGCTCCGGTGCCACGATTGCTAAGGTTCTTAGCGGTTCCGCTTCTCTTAACTTCGGCTCAATTGCTTCGGCGGCTCAGGCTGACCTGACCATCGCGGTGACCGGCGCTGCGGCTGGCGACGAAGTGATCATGGGCCTCCCGGCTGCTCCGGCTGCGGGCATCATTTTCAACGCGTTTGTCTCGGCTGCGGACACGGTCACGATCCGTGCGAGCAACATCACCGCTGCCCCGGTTGACCCGGCTGCTGCCACGTATAATGTGATTGTGCTGTCCGCCTAATAGGAGCCACACATGGCTATGCAAACTGATGTCTTAGCCAGTGGAGTGCGGACGACGGATGGGCTGCTGCAGGATCAGGCCGGGAATGATCTCGGTCGTGTTCGTGTAAAGGCCATCTACATCATCCCCGCCGCTGGCGCAGGCAGTGTGGTCTTTAAGGACGGCGGTGCCTCGGGCACGACCCGGTTGACGATCAACACGCTTGCCAACTCCACGGCCCCGGATTACGTACTGCTTCCGGGCGAAGGTCTGGTCTTCCAGACTAACGTATACGTGGATGTCACGACCATCGGCTCAGTGATGGTGTTCTATGGCTAAAACTCCTGCGTGGCAGCGTAAGGAAGGGAAAAACCCTGCTGGCGGCTTAAATGCCAAAGGCAGGGCTTCCTATAACCGCGCGAATCCCGGTAAGCCCGGTCTCAAGGCCCCTCAACCTGAAGGCGGCTCCCGTAAGAAGTCATTCTGTGCCCGGATGTCGGGCATGAAGAAGAAACTTACGAGCGCGAAAACCGCTAATGATCCGAACAGCCGAATCAATAAATCCTTACGTGCATGGAAGTGTTAATCCATGGAAATGCTTGTTTGGAACGTGGTTCTTAGCGGAATCGTGACGATCATTGGGTTTGTCATGAAGGAAAAATCAACGGAAATAACCCGGTTGAACATCCTACTTAACAAGACCCGCGAAGAAGTCGCTCGCGATCATGTAACCCGTATGGAAGTACGTGCAGATGCACAGGTGCTTCTAGATAGGCTTGACCGGCTTGAGCAGAAGATAGACCGGTTAGTGGAGCAGCACCGTGCCCAGTAAATCCGGTAAGCAACACCGTCTGATGGCTTTGGTCGCTAATGATCCGAAGGCGGCGAAGCGTTTGGGCGTCCCTCAGAAAGTTGGTAAAGAATTCATGAAGGCCGATAAAGGTCGTAAATTCAGGAGTAAATCGAAATGAAAGAGTCCAATACGGAAAAATTTAAGGCTGGACTGAAAGGCCGCGAAGACCTCCGAAATAAACTTGCTGCGACGAGGGCTCGTGAGGAGGCTCATCGTCAGGCTAATTCGGTTGAGGCTCGCGCTGCGGCGCAGCGTGCGGCTCGTGCAGCCCGTTCTGCCCCTCCTGCTCCGCGTCCCGCTGCTCCTTCGGGTGGTGCTGCCACTCCTGTCAGCGGAATGGGCACAGCCGGTGGTACTACTCAAACCATGATGCGTAAGGGCGGCATGGCTAACTCCTACCGCAAGGCTGCTGACGGCGCTGCTCACAAGGGCAAGACTAAAGCTCACATGGTCAAGATGCGCGAAGGCGGTTCGGTGTTCCGCAAGGCTGCTGACGGCATCACGTCCAAGGGCAAGACCAAGGGCAAGATGGTCAAGATGGCTTACGGCGGTAAGTGCTGATGGCTACTGCCAAAAGTAAGTCCGCAAGCACGGGCGAGGCTGTGCCTCCTCCGGATAGCGCAGAACGGCGGGAATTCTTGCGGCAGCAGGAAGCCCTGATTCGGGCGCAGGAAGCGGCTGCTGCTGAGCGTCGTCGAAAGGCTGCTGCTCGTGAGGCTGCTTCGTCCGATGCAAAGTTGGAGCAGGCTGCTAAAGATAAGGAACAGGCGGACAAGGACCGGCGGACGCGTGAAGCCGCTGAGCGTGCAAAGCGTGAACCGATGTTTAAGCGTGGCGGCTCCGTCTCGTCCGCTTCCAAGCGTGCTGATGGCTGTGTGACTAAGGGTAAGACTCGCGGGAAGTTCATCTGATGATGCCCTCACGCGGCATGGGCGCTATGGCACCGGGAAAAATTCCTCGCGCTAAGCGGCGTGGGGATAGTAAGCCCGTTAAAGGTACTGGCGAGCCGATTAAAACCTTCAAGGAAGGCGGCAAGAGTAAGGTGAACGAGGCTGGGAACTACACCAAGCCCGGTATGCGTAAGAGCCTGTTTGAGTCGATCAAGTCCCGTGCCGTGCAGGGCACTAAAGCGGGGCAGTGGTCGGCCCGTAAGGCCCAGTTGCTGGCTAAGCAGTACAAGGCGAAGGGTGGCGGGTACAGGGACTAATATGAAAGCCCCACAGCAGTCGCTTAAGGCGTGGACTCAGCAGAAGTGGAGAACGAAAAGTGGTAAACGCTCTTCTGACACGGGTGAGAGATATCTACCAGAAGCTGCTATCAAGGCTCTTAGCCCCGCTGAGTATGCCCGAACTTCCGCCGCCAAGCGTAAAGGCAAAGCGCAAGGCAAACAGTTCGTTGCTCAGCCAAAAGGCATTGCTGCGAAAACACGCGGCTACCGGCAGGCAGGCAAAAGGTAAGAAGTAATGGCCGATAAGACTACAGCCACAACCGACTTCAATCTCGACCTCAATACCATCGTAGAGGAGGCTTTCGAGCGTTGCGGTGCGGAACTGCGTAGCGGTTACGACCTGCGTACGGCAAAGCGTAGTCTGTCCCTGCTTCTGATGGACTGGGCCAACCGGGGCATCAACCTCTGGACCCTTGAGCAGGGTACGCACACCCTGACCTACAACGTCGGGACGTATGACCTTGCTGCCGATACGGTGGATCTGCTGGACCATGTAATCCGTACGGGTACCGGCACGAACCAGATCGATATCAATATCAGCCGTATTTCGTCCAGTACCTACGTTGCTATCCCGAACAAGAACGCAACGGGTCGCCCGATCCAGATCTGGATCAACCGTCGTACGGGCGCAACGGACTCGGCTGGTGCGGTGGTTTACCCGCAGTTTACGGTGTGGCCGAAGCCGGATAACAGCACGACGTACACCCTTTATTACACCCGATTACGCCGGATGTTCGATGTGGGTAATGGCTCCAACGGGCAGGATATACCGTTCCGTTTCCTGCCCTGCATGGTGGCGGGGCTGGCGTACATGCTCTCGATGAAGATTCCGGGAGCTGATGTTCGTACGATGGTACTTAAGGCGCAGTACGACGAGGCATGGGACCTCGCGGCTGGCGAGGACCGCGAGAAGGCGGCGGTGCGGTTTGTGCCCCGGCAGTCGTTCTTAGGCGGGTACTGAGATGCCCAATAGGTTTGCATCCGGCAAACATGCTATCTCGCAGTGCGACCGCTGCGGCTGGCGTTATAAGTTGAGGGATCTCAAGCCGCTTGTTATTAAGACCAAGAACGTAAACATTTTGGTCTGTGTGGAGTGCTGGGAGCCAGATCAGCCTCAGTTGTCGCTTGGTTTGTACCCAGTGGACGACCCGCAGGCTATACGGAACCCCCGCCCAGATACCACCTATTACGCCCCCGGCAACGACGGTGCAGGTGGTAGTAGAATGATCCAGTGGGGCTGGAATCCGATTGGCGGCGCTCAGGCGACAGATGCAGGGCTGACCCCGAATTATCTCGTATCCAAGGGATACGTAGGCGATGTAACGGTCGTAACGACCTAGGAGATTGTGATGAAACACAGTGATGTAAAGATGGACAAGGCCATGATGAAGAAGGCCGTCCACAGGCATGAGAAGGCGATGCACCCCGGCAAGCCGCTGACGAAGCTCCGTGCTGGCGGCAAGACCAATGCCGAGATGAAGAAGTACGGTCGCGGTATGGCTAAGGTCATGAATCAGCGCAGCCCGATGCGCGGTTCGTCTGGCCCGAGGTAATCATCATGGGTAAGCCCGATTTCAAGTTCCTCGATTGGGACATGAACCCAATCGGCAAGTACAAGCAGCCTGAGCCGAACAACGCTCCTACGGGCGAGAACGGCTATCCTGAGAAGGACATCAATGTGGGCGTGACCCACATGGACATGCAGGGTGCTGGCGCGGCCACTAAGGGTAAGAAGTTCGTCTCTGAATTGAATCTCAAGGTCGGCAGTTTGGCTGGTGTTCTTACCCGTCAGGGTAAGGAGCGCGGGTCTCGATAAGATATGAACTACGCAACGCTAGTCACATTGGTACAGCAGTACTGCGAATCGACGGAAACGTCGTTTGTAGCGAATATCCCTACCTTTGTGCAACTTGCGGAAGAGCGGGTTTATAACTCGGTCCAGATCCCGGCTATCCGGCGCAATCAGATTGGTACGCTGACTCCGAACAACAAGTACCTGACTATGCCGCCGGACTGGCTTGCCACGTTCTCTTTGGCAGTCATCAATCCCGTGACGAATGCTCAGGAGTTTCTGCTTGACAAGGATGTGAACTTCATCCGACAGTCCTACCCGGACCCAGACGATACGGGCGTACCCAAGTACTACGCCATTTTTGATAAGAACACGTTCATCCTTGGCCCAACACCTGATAGCAACTATCAGGTTGAAATGCATTACTACTATTACCCTGAGTCGATTGTTACGGCGGGCACTTCGTGGCTGGGCGATAACTTCGAAAATATTCTGCTATACGGAACGCTGCGCGAGGCTTACACCTACTTGAAGGGTGAGCAGGACATGATGGCGTACTACGAGCAGAAGTATCAGGAAGCCTTGCAGCAGTTGACCCGCCTTGGCGATGGCCTCAACCGGCGCGATTCGTATCGCTCTGGTCAGGCTAGAGTTCCGGTGCCGACGTGATCTACCAGACGCTCACGCTTAGTTTTAAGGCCGAGATTCTTCAGGGGGTGCAGAACCTTCTGACGGACACGGTCAAACTTGCTCTTTACACCAGCAACGCCACGTTGGACGAGAACACCACGGTGTACTCCTCGACGAACGAGATAAGTGGTACGGGTTATTCGGCAGGCGGTAAAGTGTTGACCGGTGTGACCATCAACACGTCAAACGGTGTGGTCTACGTCAATTTCAACAACGCTGTGTGGACCCCGGCTTCCTTCACGGCGGCAGGCGGTTTGATCTACAACGCAAGCAAGAGCAACAAGTCGATAGCGGTGCTGAGTTTCGGCGCGGACAAGACCGCTACTAACACCTTCACGGTGCAGATGCCTGCTAACACTTCTACTTCTGCGCTGCTTAGATTCACTTAAGGAGTTCGACATGTTTAAAGAAATTGCCAAGACAGCAGACGCAGTCGGCGCAACGCTTGAGCGGCTGTTTGGCTCTAACGAGACTGCCCGTGCGGGTGGTGTGTATCACATCGAGTGCCGCGATAAGGATGGCAACCTGAAGTGGACGGCAGAGTCCCACAACCTTGTGGTGAACGTCGGTCTTCAGGACATGAACGACAAGTACTTCTTGGGCAGCACGTATACGGCCACGTGGTATATCGGCCTCTATGGCGCGGCGGCATCGAACAACCCTGCGGCTTCGGATACGGCTGCGCTGCATCCGGGTTGGACGGAGATTACTCCGTATAGCAATGCGACTCGTCCGGCTTGCGTGTTTGGCGCGGCTACGAACGCCGATCCGTCTGTCATTACGAACTCGGCTTCCCCGGCTCAGTTCAACATCAACTCGACGCAGACGGTTGGTGGGGCGTTCCTCATCAGCAACAACGTCAAGGGTGGTTCGCTCGGTATTCTGTTCTCGGCTTCAGACTTTCAGTCGCCGGGAGACCGTAACGTATCCTCTGGTGACACGCTTAACGTCACCTACACTTTCAGCCTCGATGCTGTTTAAGGAGCACCCCATGTTCAAGAAAGGCGACCAAGTTCGCGTTAAGGCTGTAGTGCCGCAAGGCCCGGTGGTTTCCATGCGTATGACCGAGGATGGCGTGGTGTACTACCTCGTCGAGTGGGTCGATGCAGAGGGCAGCACCCAGCAGCGTTGGTTTACGGAAGATCAACTGACGGAAGCCTAAAATGGCTCTGATTCTTGCTGATCGCGTCTATGAGACGACTACTTCGACAGGTACCGGTGCAGTAACCCTTGCTGGGGCTGTATCCGGTTATCAGTCATTTGCGGTTGTTGGCAACGGCAACACCACGTACTACACGATTGCCCACCAGACCGCAAGTGAGTGGGAAGTTGGTATCGGTACGTATACGTCGTCGGGTACTTCGTTAAGCCGCGATACGATTCTGGCCTCCTCTAACGGTGGCTCAGCAGTTACGTTCACAGCAGGAACGAAGTCTGTTTTTGCTGATTACCCGGCAGGCAAAGCGGTCTATAAAGACGCCTCGGGTAACGTCACCGGCTATAACATTGAGAACTCACCGATTGGTGCGTCTACGCCTGCGGCGGGTACATTTACAACGATTGGCGCTACAACCGCCACGCTTACTACGGCAAATCTTACAAACGGCACCGTTACCACAACACCGACATCCGGTACGGACATCGCCAATAAGACTTACGTAGATACGTTGGTTTCGTCGGGCGTTACTTACCATTCACCGGTTAAGTACGAAGTCCCGAACTCAACAGGTAATCTAACTGCTTCGTACAATAATGGCGCGTCTGGTGTTGGCGCTACACTAACAAACACGGGAACGCTTGCTGCGTTTACTCCGGACGGTGTAACGGCCTCCGTTAATGATCGAATCCTGATCTATAACCAGACTAACGCATTTGAGAACGGCGTTTACGTCGTAACGGTTGTTGGTAACGGGTCTACCGCGTGGGTTCTGACCCGTGCTAGTGACGCAAATACATATGCTCTAAAGAGCACTAGCAGTCTTGGCGAAGGCGATGCGTTCTTCATTACCTCTGGTAACACGGGTGCTGGTGAGACCTATATCTGTAATACCACGGGCGTCATTACGTTTGGCGTCACAGCCATTACGTTTGTTCAAGTTTCGTCTGCCCAAATTTACTCAGCGGGTACGGGACTCACTCTTAGCGGTACGCAGTTCAGCCTGACCACTCCGGTTGCTGTTGCGAATGGCGGCACGGGGGCAACGACTTCAACGGGTTCTGGCAGTGTGGTGCTTTCTAACAGCCCGACGCTGACTACGCCTAACCTCGGTACGCCGAGTGCGGCGGTACTGACTAACGCAACGGGACTTCCGCTTACGACGGGCGTGACTGGTAACTTGCCGGTTACGAATCTTAATAGCGGCACGAGTGCTTCGGCCTCGACGTTCTGGCGTGGCGACGGTGTGTGGGCGGCTGGCGTTTCCGGCCCCACAGGTCCGACTGGTCCTACAGGTCCGATTGGTCCGACTGGGCCTACAGGCCCGACTGGCACTCCGGGTCCTACGGGTCCGATTGGCCCTACCGGTCCTACGGGTGCGACAGGCCCTACTGGCGCGGCTGCGACGATTGCAGTCGGTACGACTACGACAAGCCCTGCGGGTGGCTCAGCCTCCGTTACAAATAGCGGCACGTCTAGCGCGGCTGTTTTCAACTTCACGATACCGACTGGCCCCACCGGCCCTACGGGTCCTACAGGCGCAACGGGTCCGACAGGTCCTCCGGGTTCGGTTGGCCCGACTGGTCCTACAGGTCCAACTGGTGCTACTGGCCCGACCGGTGGTCCGGGTCCAATTGGCCCCACGGGTCCGACTGGTGCTACAGGTCCGACTGGCCCGACCGGTCCTCCGGGGCCGATTGCTGGATCGACTACTCAGGTCATCTACAACAACGGCGGTGTCGCTGCGGGTTCGGCCAACCTGACTTTTGATGGGACGACGCTGACGGCGAATGCTCTAAGTATTACGAACAACATTCTTAAACTTGGAGGCACTAATACTGTAAGCAAAGGCGGTACTTGGACTGAGTATTTAGACCCATCAGGCGCAACTAAACTTTGGCTGGGTAATGACGCGTCTATTTACATGAACGCGACAAACTATTACCTCCGCAGTAATACTTCTACTACATGGGTCAATATCAATTCCAGCCTGCTATCGCATAGCAGTAGTCTTCGTGCGCCAATTTTTTATGATCTTGACAACACCGCTTACTACGTAGACCCGGCTAGTGGTTCGAACCTCAACGGGACGTTGACAAATAGCGGCGGCACGGCAATGACCGGAGGCTGGAACCGTAATTTACTCCTTTCGTCAACGTTCCCCGTAATTGTATTTGGTTCTAACAGTACAAAATACTCTGGTATTGGCGTCGATTATTCAGTCGCGGCTTCAGGATTTTATTTTTGGGTAAATGGTTCTAGTGCCGATATTTCTGGTACTGGAACTATAGCGATGAATATTGATACTGGTAACTTTGTTACCGCCGCCGGGTCTTTCCGTGCCCCCATCTTCTACGACAGTGGCAACACTGCTTACTACGTAGACGCGGCTAGTACTTCAAACGTAAACGCAATGGTGTCGTACTCTTATCAGGGTAACGGCAACGTCGGCGGTACAGGCAGCGCATCGTGGCACCCGAGCGGTATTTATTCGGCTGGTTACAACTGGCTCTATGGCGGTATTAACGGAGGCGGCGCTAGCGGTACAAACTTTAGCGACCTTCGTGCAACTATTTTTTACGACTACAACAACACCGCGTATTACCTAGACCCCGCGAGTACATCTGAACTTAACAAGGTGTACTACAACTCCAACATGGTGTCCCGTAACTACGGCATCGGTCAGGTTGGGTTATATTCATCTGTTCGATTCCAAGCCGTCTTCTCGATGGGTGAGTCGTATCTTCTCGCAGCAGACGGCACTAGTACGGGTAACTTGTACGGCATCGCTTGGTCATATCCAAGCGCGGGCGGCGCGGCGAGCAACCTTGCATCGCACGGTATGCTTCTTCTTGAAAACGGGGCTTTTTATGGCGCGTGGGGCGGCGGTAGCCTTAGAACCGTCTCGGATATTCGCGGCACACTTTATTATGACTGGAGCGACACCGGCTACTACTTAGACCCCAACAGCACTAGCAACTCCGCGCTTCGTATTCGTGGCGGCGCTCTGCACGGGCCAAATCCAACTTGGGGCGCGTATTTAAGTGTTGGTACTGACGGGCATGCTTCTGGCTCATACGCTAGTGTTTGTGCGACTAACGGCAATTTGCATCTTGATGCGGTGTCTGGATACCAGACATACATTAATAATTATGCTGGAAACGATACTTACATTCGGTATGTTGGTAATGACAGGCTTAGCATTTTTGGACCGAGTAATTACACACAGGCTACTGGGTCCCTCCGTTCTCCGCTTTTCTACGACAGTGACAACACCGGCTATTACGGCGACTTTGCCAGCACTTCAAACTTAAACGTCCTTGCCGTTCAACGTGCATACGCAGGATACGATGCTGGCGTAACTGGCTCCTTCTCGTGTAATTCGTGGTTTCGGTCTAGCGGTGACACCGGCTGGTTCAACGCGTCGTACGGCGGCGGTATTTACATGGTTGACAGCACATGGGTGCGTGTCTACAACAACAAGCAATTCCTTTGCGATAGCGTAATACAGTCGCAAAGCGACATTCGCGCCCCTATCTTTTACGACAGCAACAACACCGGGTACTACTTAGATCCAAACGGTACTTCTAATTTTGCGACTACGGTAACAGGCTACATGTATTTCCTGTCAAACCGTGACACATCGTCTAATAGCCCTCCGCTTCAGGCGTATTCAACCGGCGGTCTTGGCGCGATCATGTCGTTTCATCGAGGTGGTGTATACGCCGTCAACTTTGGTCTCGACAGCGACAACGTGATGCGTATCGGTGGTTGGTCCGCAGCCAATAACCTTTGGGTGTTGGACATGTCGGGGAACAATATTCTACTAGCCTCGTCCCGCGCCCCCATCTTCTACGACAGCAACAATACCGGCTACTACTGCGATCCGGCTAGTAGTTCGTATCTTTACTCGCTACAACTTTCAGGAGCAGGGTATTTCCGTCCAAATAATTGGATTCAACTTGACGGCTCTTATGGCGTTTATTGGCCGAATCACTACGGGGCGCATTTCTATCCAAATGCCGGGTCTACTTATACCCAACTGCAAATAGACGGTAGCAAAAACAGTTACAGCGGTATGTATATCTCTCATAGTGCCGTCAACGGAATGATGTATGACTCCGGCGGCAACGGCGGCGTGTACCGAGAAGCGAACGGGCGGTGGTATTTTTACTACCTTGTTGGCAACGTTTGCATGGGTATCAACACTTCGACAACTTCAAGTGCATACGGGTTGTACGTTAGTGGTGGTATCTACTCTACGGGCAACATCGTTGCTTACTCAGACGTACGCAAGAAGAAAGACATCGTGACAATCGACGGAGCCTTGGATAAGGTCAACCGGATGCGCGGTGTGTACTACACCCGTATTGAAACTGACGACCCCAAGATTGATCCTAACAAACGGCAAGTTGGTGTGATTGCACAAGAGATGAACGAAGTATTGCCGGAGGTCGTGACCTACGCCGCTGACGTAGATGAGTACGGGGTACAGTATGGCAATATGGCTGGTCTCTTCATTGAGGCCATTAAGGAATTGAAGGCTGAGGTTGAACAACTTAAATCGAGGTTACATTGATGGCTATTACATACACTTGGGCGATCACTGAACTTGCCCTGACGACGGTTGGATCCCTTCAGGACTACGTGGTGCAGTCACGTTGGACCTGCACGGGCACGGATGAGAGTGGCAACACTGGGACCTTCTCCGGTGCAACTCCGTTTGCGCCTGACCCTTCGCAGCCTGACTACACGCCATATGACCAACTGACCGAGGCTCAGGTGCTTGGTTGGATTCAGGCAGTTGTGGTCGGTTCGTACTTGGAGCATGTTCAGGAAAAGATTGCTGAGCAGATTGCGCTTAAGAAAGACCCTGTTACCCCGACGAGTCAGTTCCCGTGGAGTCCGCCTGCTCCTCCGGGGCCGACGCCGCCTGCTCCGTAACGCTAAGAGATCACGGTGCCACTACCGTCATCGGGCGAGATTAGTATGTCGCAGATCAACGGTGAGTTTGGTCGCGGCAATGACCTGAATTCGTACCGAGGGACTACTTACTATACGAGTAGTGCGGGACCGTTCACGTTCCCGTCTGGCACAATTGCGTTTAGTGATTTTTACGGTACGCAGTTAGCCGCTCCGTCTCTTTCATATAGCGTGACTGAGGCAAGTAGCGGCACTTATTTGGGGTATGCCAATAACTCGTCGTTCCCCGGTGTGTTTGGAAGTATTTCGTCAACTTCTACTTTTGGCAGTCGTACGATTCAGGGTTGGTACTACTTCAACATCAAAGGCAACGTCCAAGTTCAGTTTACTATTGCCGGAAACCAGACCGGTACTTGGTGGACGTACGGCACGTATCGTGGAACGACGTTCTATCGAGCCAACTGCTCAGTGGCAGCCGGTAGCTACGACAGCGGTAGCAACCAAACCATTTGGTCACTTGCGGCTGCAGAAAGACCGACGTTCAGTGGTTCTGGTACCTACACTCTTGTGCTATACCCATGAGTATCTACCCACTTTTTCACGAGTTCACAGTACTGCCGGGGAATGATTGCCTCGACATCCACTATACAAGTGTATCCAACTCGGTATGGGAGACAGATTCAAAGGAGTGGCCTGAGTGGGTTGCCATCGAACCGTATATAACTCCGCAATCTAATCCGTTTGTTGTAGACGGTACTAAAGCCGGTGTTTCACTTGAACTGCATGAGCACGCGTGTATTTGTGTAGCCGGTTCAGCCCTACATAAATTTAAAACTGCGTCGGGCGATATTTGGGAATACGAGTGGAAGGTTGGAGCGCACAACGTAGAGAACGGCTATGGCTACAAGCCTGCGCTTGGCTTTCGGCGTGAGTTCAGCGATGTCTTCACGATGTGCTGCGTGGGGTCCAAGGAGAACCGGGACTGGTCCAAGAAGCATACGTTTCAGATTTTGACCGACTCTGCCGCGCTACCCAAAGGGGCCTCGTTCGTCCATGTCGCCATCGGGGCCGTGACGATTTACGGTGTAAGATACGAGGCTCGCGGCACGGCTTTTAGCGTATCTCCGGGTACATTGGCAACGGTGGATCCGGGTAGTTCTGTGATTGTCTGTGTGAGCGAAAACTAATGGCTAATCCGCAACTTGATAAATACGTCGCAAACCGACGCAAAGGAGATGGTATGAACAAGATTAAGTTTGACGATCTTTCGATTGAAGAAGCCAACCTCATCATGATGGCGCTTGCTAAGCAGCCGTTTGAGCAGGTCGCGGCTCTTTTTGGCAAACTTCAGCAGCAGGCACAGGCTCAGTTGCCGCAGCAGCCTCAGCAGGGTGCGCCTCTTCAGGTAGTTAAGTAGTTAAATGCTCGGCCTTGCTCCCATATCGGCTACTCCATTCAGTGCCTTACTTGGCATAGTTTGGAACGCTTCGGTTTCCGAAGCCGCGACTGGGAGCGAGGCTGTTGCTACAGCCAACAACATCTTTAACTCGGCGTTCTTAGATACAACGACCGGGACAGACTTTATCTCTGCCACGCAGGGACATGGCGCTGCCGTAAGTGAGGCGGCGCAGATATCAGACACCGCGATCTCGCTTGCCGACTTTGTTGCAAGCATGGTCGAATCTGGTGCAGGCAGCGACACGTTTAGCGTGTTGCAGTCGTTCAATACGCAGTTCTCTGACACGGTTACAGCATCGGAGACCGTGTTCTCTATTCAGTCTTTCGCATCGTCCTTTGCTGACTCCGCTACGGCGCAGGATGCAATCAGTACGTCGGCTACCTTCAACGTCAACTTTGTAGACTCGGCCACGGCTGCGGACACGATCTCTGCGTTGCAGGGCTTCAACGTCCAGATTAGCGAAGCGGGTACGGCGTTGGAAACGATGTCGGCTCAAGGCATCTTTAATGTGCTCTTTACAGATACCGTTGTCGCTCTTGACACGACGTTTGCTTCGGCTACCTTCCAAGCGGCGTTCAGCGACTCGGCGCTTATTTACGACTTGGTGTCGGGTGCCTATCTCTGGAACCCGGTTGATGACAGCCAAGGCTCTACTTGGGCTGTGGTAAACGACAGCCAGACGGGCGTTTGGGCGGCGGTAGATGACAGCCAAGCCTCAGTATGGCAACCTGTGAACGACTCTCAGACAGGTGGTTGGACGCCCGTAGACGACTCACAATCAACAACTTGGACCAATCTGGATCCGGACGGCTAAGCCGTTTCTAGGGGTATGAAATGACTACTTATAGTTCCAATCTTGGCATCGAACTTATCGGCACGGGCGAACAGTCCGGCACGTGGGGTGTCACGACCAATACTAACCTTGGCACCCTGCTTGAGCAGTCGATTGCCGGGTATGTGACCCAAGCGGTGACGGATTCCTCGTCCCCCACCATCCTGACCATCCCGAACGGGGCTACGGGCGTGGCCCGTAACATGTACATCGAACTGACCGGCGCGTTGACCGCTGCCCGTGTCGTCGAGGTACCAAACAACAAGAAACTGTACTTTATCTTTAACAACACCACGGGTGGCTTTGCAGTCACGGTCAAGGTCGCGGGCCAGACCGGTGTATCGGTTGCCAGCACTATTAAGACCATCCTCGTCTGTAATGGCACGGATATTGTCACCGCGACCAATTTGATCGGCCCCACCGGCCCCACGGGTCCGACTGGGCCTACTGGTCCTGTGGGTCCGACTGGTGCTACGGGGCCGACTGGCCCCACAGGCGCGACTGGTCCAACTGGTACGGCGGCAACGATTGCCGTAGGCACGACCACGACTAGCCCCGCAGGAGGCTCTGCGGCAGTCACCAACGTTGGTACCCCGTCCGCTGCGACGTTCAACTTCACCATCCCGACCGGCCCCACGGGTCCTACAGGTCCGACCGGCCCCACCGGTCCTATCGGTCTGACTGGCCCGACTGGGCCTACAGGTGCTGCCTCTACAGTGCCGGGTCCTCCGGGGCCGACTGGTCCGTCTGGTCCCACGGGTCCGACTGGTTCTGCCGCTACGCTGACGCTGGGCACGGTCACGACAGGTCCTGCGGGTAGTCCTGCATCTATCACAAACTCCGGCACGACAAGCGCAGCGGTCTTTAACTTTACTCTGCCCACCGGTCCTACGGGTCCTACCGGCCCTGCTGGTGTTACGGGTCCTACCGGCCCTACGGGTCCTGCGTCAACGGTGGCTGGCCCTCCGGGTCCTCCGGGGCCGACTGGCGCTACGGGTGCAACAGGTCCTACCGGCCCTGCCTCGACTGTGGCGGGGCCTCCGGGTCCTAGCGGCCCTGCCGGTCTTACTGGTCCTCCGGGACCAACCGGCCCTGCGGGACCTACTGGTTCTACCGGCCCGACTGGTTTGCAAGGTCCGACAGGTCCTACAGGTCCGACTGGCCCTTCGGGTGCTACGGGTCCGTCTGGCACAATCACGGTTGGTACGACGACAACGGGTCCGTCAGGTACGCCTGCAGCAGTATCAAACTCGGGCACCTCAACGGCAGCAATCTTCAACTTCACTATCCCGCAGGGTCCGACTGGCCCGACCGGCCCCACCGGGCCTTCTGGCGGTACTGGTCCGACTGGCCCCACTGGTCCTCAAGGCGTTCAGGGTCTTACTGGCCCGACCGGTCCTACCGGCCCTCTGGGTCCTACTGGTCCTACAGGTCCGACTGGCCCTCCGGGTCCCAGTGCGGCTAACTACCTGCGTAACGTGACGAGCGGATACACGGGTGGTGGTCAGGTCTTTGTGTCTTCAGGCACTCCGACTGCATCCAACGCAGGCGACGTGTGGTTCCAAATCTAAGAGGTTGTCATGCCGCTTAAGGTGTGGAACGGTTCGTCATGGCAGGTCCAAGCTCAACTTAAGGTTTGGAACGGATCGTCGTGGGTATCGACTAATGCACTGAACAACGCCAAATCCGCGAGAGTTTGGAACGGTTCGTCGTGGGTGCAGTTCCATCCGGGTGTGCGAATCGACGAATACCCGCCTACCAGCAACTCTATTGACCTGTTTCACTACGCAATAGACACGGGCGGGACCTCTGCCAACTCGTTTGTTAAGGTAGAACTTAACTCAAATGGTACGGCGACGTATTCGTATGCAGACCAGACGACTGGCGGGACCAACTACCTGACCTATAGTTGGCTGCTTACCGGTGCCAACACCGACTACTATGCCTATATGGACGCGCCAAGCGGGGATCCGTTCTCCATCGGAAGTTCTGCAACAGCGACTTCGCTGCAACTGAATACTACTAGGTCGTGGAATTTGTACGTTGAAAATTTTGTGAACAATTCATCAGTATTTAAATCTTTAGTATCTACGCTTCGTATCAAAAATAGTGCAGGTACCGATATCCTTTCGGTATCTGTGAATATGTACGTCGAAGCACAAGTAGGAATCCCCCCGTAATGAAAGGCGAATGGTGTTACTTTAAGTCTTACTTCCCGGCAGATTACTGCCAGCACATCATTGATGTCGCCACGAAACGGGAACCGAGCGAGGCTCAGATCGGTACGAATGACGGTATCCAATCAGATACATCGTTTCGACGGTCGAGCATCTGGTTCGTGAACCGGGGCGATGCCGAACTTGACTACCTGTTTGACGAATTGTGGAAGTTAGCGATCCGTGCGAATCAGGACTGGTTCGACGTACACATTAGCAAAATCGACTACTACCAAATTGCAGAATATGACGGCGAGAGGCGCGGCGAGTATAAGACGCATCACGACATCTTTTACATGAATGGCGATCCTTATTACCACCGCAAACTCTCGTGCGTCATTCAATTGACGGACCCCGCTGAGTACAAGGGCGGCGACCTTACGTTTGAACACGTGCAACACTACCCGAACGCCGAAGAGATGAGGCAGCAGGGCACGGTGATCTTCTTCCCCTCGTTTGTGCGTCATGCGGCGCTGCCTGTAACAGAAGGTAAGCGGCACTCGATTGCGGCATGGTTCGACGGGCCTAAGTGGAGATAACGATGAGCGAAGGAAGCAGCCAAATTAACTTTGGCGAGATTATGAAGATGCTCGTGCCTGTTCTGATTGCCTGCATCGCATGGCTCTTGGGTCAGGTCACTTCATTCAGCACCCGCCTGACCAAGATTGAGGGCCAGATGCCTGCGCTCATCACGCCGGAAGGTGTGCCGACCGACAGCCCCGTCTCGGCAGAGCGCCGTCAGCGCCAAAAAGAAGAACTGCTCGACAAGATTTATGACCTACAGATGCGGGTCAAGTTGCTTGAGCAAAAGGAGACCGACAAATGATTCCCGCAGCACTCTCTGCCATCCTCAAGCCCCTGCTCGGCAGCGGTCTCAACCTCGTCGCCAACGCCGTGTTGGCGAAGGGCAAGGACTACGTTGAGAACAAGTTGGGCGTGGAACTGAAGCCGGACATGTCCCCGGAGGACTTGGCGAAGATTCAGATTGCCCAGATGGAACACGAAGAAGAACTCCTTAAGTTGCGGCTGGAGGAAGACAAACTTGACCTCGCTGAACTGGAGGCGCGGTTGAAGGACACCAACGATGCGCGGCAGCGTGAGGTGCAGATTGCGACCTCCGATAAGGCTCCGTTGCTGAACAAAATCATCACCCCGGTGTTGGCACTCGGCATCCTTGGGCTGACCTTCGTGCTGTTTGGTGTCGTCATGTTCGATAACACGCCGGTCGAGGCCAGCCGCAAGGACATCCTCATCTATGTCCTTGGGGTGCTGTCTGCCGTGTCCACGCAGGTCGCGGCGTATTACTTCGGGTCGAGCGCGGGGTCGAAGGAAAAGACCGAAGCGTTGAAGGAGGCACTCAAGTGAGTCTCGTAGCAGAACAGGCGGCGTTCCTGCTGGATGTCGCCAAACTCATCAACAAGGCGACGGAGTTGGGCTTTGTCGTCACAGGTGGTGAACTCGCCCGTACCCCGGAACAGCAGGCCATCTATGTCAAGACGGGCCGCAGCAAGACGATGAACAGCATCCACCTCAAGCGGTGCGCCATCGACCTAAATTTTTTCAAAAACGGCAAACTCTGCTACGACATCCCGGCTCTTACGCCGGTCGGTGAGTATTGGCAGAGTCTGAACCCGAAGAACCAATGGGGCGGGTTCTGGAAGTCGTTCAAGGATGTGCCGCATTTTGAGCGTAGGGTCTAACAATGCCTTTGCAGAAACTTGAACTGCGTCCCGGAGTCAACCGTGAGTCCACCACGTACGCTAACGAGGGTGGTTTCTACGCTTGCGACAAAATCCGGTTCCGTTCAGGTTTTGCCGAGAAGATTGGTGGCTGGATCAATCAGTCCACGAACACGTTTAACGGGGTATGCCGGTCGCTCTTTAACTGGATTACGTTGACAAGCGATAACCTGCTAGGAGTAGGCACGAATCAGAAGTTTTACGTAGAACTCTCAGGTATCTATCACGATATCACGCCTATCTCTTATAGCCAGACGCTGCCGAACAATCCGTTCGCGACGACCGTTGGCAGTTATTTGGTCACGGTTACGACCCCTTCTCCGCACAGTCTTGCTGTCGGTACGTGGGTGACGTTCTCGGGTGTGTCGGGCGGTGGCGTGGTCAACGGCATCACGTTGAATGGCAACTTTGAGATCATCTCAACCCCCACGGCGTCTACGTTCACGGTCCTTGGAGCCGTTGTTGCCACTTCGACTGGAACGGGCGGTGGCGCTGCGGTCTCGGCTGCATACGAAATTAATGCAGGTAATGCCACATTCTCGCTTGGTCTTGGCTGGGGCGGTGGCCCGTGGGGCTTCGGCGGTTGGGGTGTAGGCTCGACTATTACAAGTCAGATCCGGTTATGGTCGCAGGACAACGACCAAGAGAATCTGCTTTTTAATCCGCGTTCTGGTGCTATCTATTACTGGCCTAAAGATACTTCTACGTGGGCGCGTGCTGGAACACTGAATGATTATAGTAATACGCAGGTCAAGCACGTAACGACGGCTACGTTTGGTAGTGGTGTAACGAGCATTACGGTTGCAGACGCGACCAATATTGATACTGGATCAGTCGTTAGTGGTACAGGCATACCGGCGGGGACTTACGTCACGACGGCCTACGTGCTTGGTAGCACTACAGTACCAATTTCGGCGGCTACTACAGCAGGCGCTGCAGGTAACTATACTTTTAGTTACTCGGGTCGGCATGTACCGAACAATACATATCAAGTTTCGACCTCTAGCGCAGGCAATTTCTGTATCGCGTTTGGATCTAATCCTTACAACCCGACTAACTTTAGCGAAACGTTTGATCCACTACTTGTGCGTTGGTCCGACGCAGACAATCCGTTTGAGTGGGTTCCGGCTACGACTAACCAAGCTGGTGAGAGCCGTCTTTCGTACGGTTCTTACATCGTGACGGCAACCGACACTCGGCAGGAGATCTTGATTTGGACTGACGCTGCGCTGTTTTCAATGCAGTACCTCGGCCCCCCGTACGTGTGGGGTGTGAATCTGTTGATGGACAACATCTCCATCGCTTCACCTAACGCTGCCATCACAGTCAACAACGTGACGTACTGGATGGGCGTGGACAAGTTCTACCAGTATTCGGGTCGCGTTGAAACACTGCCTTCAAGCCTTCGTCAGTTTGTGTTTAGCAACATCAATACGGATCAGTTGGCGCAGGTCGTTGCGGGTACGAACGAAGGCTATAACGAAATCTGGTGGTTCTACCCGTCTGCTAACAGCCTCGTGAATAATCGGTACGTGGTCTACAACCATCTTGAACGCGTCTGGTACTACGGCAATCTGGAGCGGTCTTACTGGCTTGACTCGCCTCTCCGTCAGTATCCGATGGCGGCGTTTAGTTATCAGAAGTCTTACCTGTCGGCTGCTATCAACAGCAGCGTGACCGTCCTCCCGATGGTAAATTCTGCTTCGTACCCGAACGAGGGCGTGGTCACGATTGACTCTGAAAAGATTTTGTACACCGGCAAGACCTCAAACTCGCTGACCGGCTGCACGCGTGGGTACGACGGGACCGCAGCAACGTCCCATATTCAGTACAGCACTGTAACTTACAATGTGCCAAACCAAATCATGAACCACGAGAACGGTAACGATGACCGTTCTACTGACCAGATTTTGCCTATTGCGGCGTACATTGAAACGTCAGACTTCGATATCCAAGACGGACAAAGTTTTGGATACGTCTGGCGTATGCTGCCTGACTTGACCTTCAACGGATCTAACTCTAACAGCCCGTCCGTCACGCTGACTATTAAGGCGCGGCAGAACTCGGGTACGGCGTACTCACAGGGCGACAGCCCCACGGTGCAGGAAACGCAGTCTATTCCAATTGAACTTTATACCGGGCAGGTATATACCCGCATCAGGGGTAGGCAGATGGCCTTCCGTTTGGCCTCAACTGACATCGGTGTAGCGTGGCAGATGGGCGCGATGCGTTTGGATATTAGACCAGACGGACGGCGCTGATGACAACCAGTCAGAAAATTCGCAACATTGTCCCGCCTAACTTGCCGGTGGCTCCGGTTGAGTATCAGCAGCGGTATCAAGATCAGTTTTCTAACGTTCTGCGCCTGTTTTTTAACTTGATAGCTAACGCTGTCAATGCACCAAAACCGCACGGTTCCTTTTACGACACGACCACGCAGACTAATCCGGTAGCCAACGCTGTAAACCTGATGAAGGTAAACAGTACGTACGACGATTCTCAGACGGCGTTCAGTGTTAGTCGAGATACGACCCGAATCTACGTGGCTGAAACCGGTGTATACAACATTGCGTTCTCTGCCCAGTTGGACAAAACGGGGGGCAGTGCTAGTGCTGTCTATATCTGGCTTCGTGTCAATGGGCAGAACATTGCTCATTCTGCTAGCAAAGTAGTTATTGATGGCCCAAATAGCGAAATAATAGCGGCGTGGAATTGGGTGCTGAGTTTAAGTGCTAACGATTATTTCGAGTTAGCTTGGGAGTCCCCGGACACTAACGTAGTCCTTGCCCAAACCCCGGCATCGGGCAATATTCCTGAAATTCCATCTGTAATCATTACGGTTACATGGGTGTCGAATGAGAATCTTTAAGGTGATACCATCAGGTCAGTTTGACCCCGTGAGGGTGCTATGAGTCCAACTTATCCACAGGGCGGTGTAATTCCGGCATCTAACCCGTCCTACCCGATGGCCCGGCTTACTAGCAGCACCTACGCGGCTCCTCTTAATTACAATCGCCCCACCGAAGTCGTAGGCGGGTATGATGCAAAAATCAACCCGATGACCGGGGAAGAGATAGTACAAACTAACTTTGCACGAGGTGGCAGCGTGGCCCCAGAAGCAGGTGTTGCATCCCTTCTTGCATCCCGTGGTCGCCGTGGCGACACGATGCTTGTTCACATGGCTCCCGAAGAGGTTAAGGGACTCCAGTCTCTCGCCTTGGCTCACGGTGGTAGCCTGACTATCAATCCGCATACGGGGCTTTACGAGGCTTCGTTCCTCAAGAAACTCCTACCGACCCTGTTGGGTTTTGGTCTTAACTTTATTTTTCCGGGACTTGGCGCACTTGGTAGCAGTCTGCTCGTTGGTGGTGTGGAAGCCGCCCGTACCGGTGATCTTAGCAAGGGTCTCATGGCAGGTCTTGGCGCGTATGGTGGTGCCAGCCTTGGTAGTGCGGTAAGCACGGCAGGTGCGACGGCGGCAAAAGCTACAACAAGCGCACTTCAAACCGGCGCTGATGCAGCGGCACAGGGGATTCAGGCTATAGCACCCGGTGCTACCACCGCTGCTTCAAACGTTGGTGCATTAACTGGTTCAGAGGCTATTAGGGCCGCTGGCGCTGCTGGTACTGACACGATCACCAAAGCATTGGCTCCTGAAGCCTTCAAGAACGTTGCTGCTGCACCTATCACTGGCGCTAATCTGAGTTCTGGTATGGCGGCGCTTAAGGCTGCTCCGGGTGCTACGCTAAGTGCTGTAGGGTCTAAATTGGGTGCCGCTGGCGTTGCCGGTCTTGGCACGACCGCCTCTAGCCTTATGACGCCGGACTATAAGCCGCCTAATGAAGAAGACCCTTCATACTACATTTCTGGTGGGTACGATCCGTACCAAGGGTTTTTGCCGGGTTACTACACTAAGAAATATCCGGGCATGGCCTCTGGCGGCAGCGTTGCGAAATATGGAGCAGGTGGCGAAGCCGTGTTTCGTGCAGCCAGAGAAGAAGAGTCTGCTCCTGTAGGCGACATTTCGCGGACCGATATCCGTAGTCCGTTTCCTGAACCCCCGCCCGGTGCTGTTATGCTGCCTCCTCCTCCTCAGCAGCAGGTAAATCCTCTGTATGGCAGTGCATCTAACCTGCCTTATAGCGGTTCTGGCGCTGAGCAACTCAGTGCATACATGCAGAATTTGAACCGGTCGTTTATTCCTGAAGCAAAACCGGTTGCGCCTCCTAAACCAGTTACTACGCCGACTACTCCTAGCAGACCTACTACTGGGGGGTTTGGCGCATACGCTGACATACTGAGTGGGCTTGGTGGGCTTGGTGGAATGATGGGCATTAATTTTGACCCGTCGATGTTTGATCAAGTAGGTCAGCGAGGGTCCTCTGGTTCGTACAGCAGGCCGCTTTTCCGTATGACTGCGGATGAAGTTGCAGCAGAAGACGCTGTACGCGCCGCTCAACCGCCTCCGATGATGCAGCCTCCGCCCATGGTCCCGGAGCCGAGCTACGGTGATTTTAGCGGTATAGACTTTTCAAGTTTGAATCCGTATGCGGGTAACTATTCTCCACCGGAACCAGCTTATACGCCGCCTTCCGAGCCGCGTGAATACGTTCAGCCGACTCCGTACAACAATATGGAGTTTTATCAGCCGCCTGCCATGACTCCGTTCAGTGAGCCTGAGCGTGAGTACATCCCACGCACGCAAGAAGATACTCTTGTTCAAGAGTTCGTAGGCACCCGGTATATGCCTGACGAGGTTTATACACCGGAACAGCCTACTTACACTCCGTCTGTTCCCGAATTTAGCATGGCAGATTTGGGACTTGCACCTGAGCGTGGACCTGAACTTACTTACTCTCCAGCCGAGCGTGAGTACATTCCCGCACCGCAGGCAATCGAGCCGTTTGAGTACGCTGACTATTCTCCTATGCGTGGCGGCAGAAAGTTCATCCCTGAAATGAGACAGGAGCCGATGGATTACGGCCTTGGCGGGTTTGAACAGAACTACGATCAGTTTGGCAGCGAATACAACTTTGGGTTTGCCAAGGGTGGCGTAGCCAAGCGTGGTCGCAAGCGTAAGCAGCGCCCGGTGGCTGGCAAGTTGGTGTCTGGTAAGGGCGATGGCATGTCTGACAGCATCAAGGCCAATATCGACGGAAATCAGGAGGCTCGGTTGACTGACGGTGAGTTCGTCATCCCGGCTGACGTTGTGTCCCATCTTGGCAACGGCTCTACCGATGCTGGCTCCAAGAAGTTGTATGACATGATGGCTCGGGTTCGTAAGGCTCGTACCGGGCGTGCCCATCAAGCCCCGCAGGTCAACGTTGACGGAATGATGCCGCGATGAAGATCGTGATGCTTGAGAACAATGAAACTGATATGAAGAGGTTGCTTGACCTCCTTATCAATCATTTCATTCCCGAGCACAGCATGGGCAAGCTTAGCGCCAAAGAGTTCAATTTTGCTAAGGGCTACGCGTGGCTTGTAGAGAACGTAAACTGTGGAGCGTGGGCCGTTGAAGATGACGACGGAGTATTCGTCGGGTCTATCGGACTCAATCTGACTTCACCGTGGTACTCAGACGCGAAGTATCTGACTGATGGCTGGTTTTATGTATTACCCGAACATCGTAATTCAGGTGTCGGGAAGATGTTGCTTGACCGCGCCAAGGAATTTGCTGAGGACTCTGGGATGCCCCTGATTGTTGGCGTGTTCAATGCAGAGGACACTGAATCAAAATTTGACATCATGCAGCGTATGGGCATGAAAGTCGTTGGCGGCTTGTTTGCCGCAGGAGTTTAACTATGTGTGGCGGTGGCGGCGGTAGTTCAGCACCTACTCAACAAACAGTTACCCAGTCCAATATTCCGGATTGGGCCAAACCTTATGCCACCCGACTGCTGGGTGAAGCAGAGGCTCTAACTTACGGTCAGCCTTATCAGCCGTATGAAGGGCAGCGCCTTGCTGGGCTTAACCCGCTCCAACAGCAGGCCATGATGGGCACGCAGGCTCTCGGTCCCACTCCGCAGATCGCGCAGGCTTCGGGTCTTGCAGGACTCGTCGGGCAGCAGGCAGGACAGTTGGGCCTCTCGTATCAGCCGATGCAGTACCAGCCGGTTGGCGTGTCGTATATGGGCACGCAGGCTCCGTCCTTACAGCAGTATCAGATGGCTGCTCCGCAGCAAGTTGGTGGGCCTAATTTGCAGGCTTTCCAGATGGCTGGACCTGAGCGCGTTTCCGGTTCGAACCTGCAAACATATCAGATGGGACCGGCACAGCAGGTAGGCGCGGAACGCTTCGGCACTCAGGCGATGCAGGACTACATGTCTCCGTACATGACCGGCGTTGTTGAGCAGCAAAAGAAGGCGGCTGTTCAGGACTTTGCTCGCCAGATGCCGGGATTGCAGGCGGCAGGCATCCGTGCAGGTGCCCGTGGCGGTACTCGTGAGGCGCTGCTCCAGTCTGAAGCACAACGTAATCTTCAGCAGCAGTTGGGCGGCATCGAGGCTACCGGTCGGCAGCAGGCTTTCCAGCAGGCAGCGCAGCAGTTTGGTGCGGATCGTGCGGCGGCTATGCAAGCCGCGCTTGCCAACCAGCAGGCAGGACTCACCACCGGCCAGCAAAATCTTGCTGCTCAACTGGGTGTGCAGCAGCTTGGCGCACAGACCGGACTTCAGGCGGCTCTTGCTAATCAGCAAGCAGCGCAGCAGGCGGCACAGCAGAACCTCGCTGCTCAACTGGGTGTGCAGCAGTTGGGTACCCAGACCGGACTTCAGGCCGCACTTGCCAACCAGCAGGCTGGGCTTACCACTGGGCAGCAGAATCTTGCAGCCCTGCTTGGTGTTCAGCAGTTGGGTGCCCAGACTGGCCTTCAGTCGCAGCAACTTAATCAGGCCGCGCAGTTGCAGGCTCAGCAGCAGGCGCTTGGGCAGAATCAGGCTGCTCAGCAGATGATGGAGCAGTCCCGTCAGTTCGGCGCAGGGCTTGGGCTTCAGGGCCTTCAGCAGCAGTTGGCTGCGGCGGGTACGCTTGGTCAGTTGGGCCAGACTCAGTTCAACCAGCAGCAGATGGCAGCGCAGGCTCAGCAGCAGGCTGGGGCGCAACTTCAGGGCTTGGAACAGCAGCGTCTGGAGCAGCAGTATCAGGATTACATCGCTCGTCAGAGGTACCCGTACTCGCAATTGGGCTTCATTTCCGACATCATTCGCGGTGTACCGGCTACGGCTGCTTCTCAGCAGATTTATCAGGCTGCGCCTAACCCGCTTAATACGGTGGCGGGTCTGGGTGCGATGTACTACGGCGCTCAGAGGGGTTAACGATGGCTAATAACCCGAACATGTTGGCGGGGTTGAGTGCAATCTCTCCTACGGTCTCTGCTTATCAGAACTTTGTTGAGCAGAAGGACAAGGTAAACGATGCAAACATCGTCCCGTTTCTTGTCTCGCGTGGCGAACCTCAACTTGCAGGGTTGATTGCCAAGAAGCTTCGTATTGAAAATGTTGCTAAGACTCAGCAACAGATGGCTCAGCAGCCCCCCGCTGCCCCGCCGACCGTAGCCCAACAGTATGATGCGATGCTTGCTCAACAGCAAACATCAAGAATGCCGCAGGCTCCGATGGCTCCCGCCGCTGGCGTGGCTGCTATGCCGAATCCGGGTATGGCCCGTGGGTTCGCTGGTGGTGGCATCGTGGCGTTCAACGGTGAAGACGGGTCACTTGTTAACGAGCCTAAGTTCCCGTCTGGTCAGTTTTTCTTCCCCGGCGCTTACGAAGACAGCGGCGAAATGAAACCTTGGGCGGCAGGGATAGCCAACGCGTTTAGCCTTCGTAAGTCGAGTGCTGCAGTGATACGTGAGGCGCAGGCTCTTGCTAATCAGGGCAGGACCCAAGAAGCCGTGGCTCTTTTGCGTAGTGCAAATATTGACCCGAAGCAGGCTTTCAAGGCACAGGTACCGACTTCTCCTGCCACTTCTGCTCCCGCTCCCGCTCCCGCCGCTACTCAGTCGAGCAGCGCAGTTACTCCGTTTGATACGGAGAGCTTTAGACGCCCGGCTCAGAATGTTCTTGAGGTCGAGCAAGAACGTAGACTGGCAACTGAACGTGCGGCAGAGGGTGTAAGTGCCCCTCCTGTACCTGCTGATGCTGCTAAGGTTTCTGGCGCTGCTAGACCCGCTGCCACCCCGGCCAAAGACCCGTACGCTCAGTTCATGCCTGAAAAGCCTAAGACTGAGGATGAACTTCGCGCTGCTCGTTTGGAGCGAGAGCGTGCTGGTGGATATGGTCAGTTCAGTCAGGCCGCTAAAGACGAAGAAACGTTCATCAAGGAGCGTAGAGAGCGGTCCAACCAAGATGAAAAGTCCGCTCGTAAAGACTTCTGGATCATGACTGGCGCGTCATTGCTTGGTAGCCGTAGCCCGTTTTTCGCAAATGCCCTTGGCGATAGCATCAAGGAAAACTACGGTAACTTGATTAAGGACCTGCGTGATCTTAAGAAGGAAGGAGATTCAATCAGACTTCTTGAAATTCAACTTCGTCGTGCTCGTGAGCAGGCTGCTCAAACTGGAGACAAGGAAGACCGCGCAGAAGCTCAGCGTCTTGGCACTGAATACAGGAACGCTGGATTCCAGATCCAGAAGCATAAAGATGAGTTGACTGAAAAAGTGCTTGACCGTAAAAGCAGAGAAACTATTGCTAGCCTTAGCAGAATGGGCAATCAGCGCATGTCTGACGAATTTATGGCGCAGTGGGATGCTATTCAGAAAGAAACTGATCCTGCTAAAAAGTCTCGTATGACTGCCGCTTTTGAACAGCGTCTTGATGCTGCCGAAAATATTCTTAAAAAGACTACATCTGGCGGCGTGACTACGGAAACTAATAGGCAGGCACGTATTGATGCTGCACTGCTTAAACTGGAGCAAGAGCCTTCCTTTAAGTTCCTTCCAATAGAAGAAAAGCAGCGTAGACGAGCGGAAATAATTGCAACACTTGACCGTGGTAGTGTCGGCTACGTCCCGGAAAGTAGTGTAAGGAACCCGTACGCTGATCTGTCTAATGACGAGTTGATGCGAAGACTTCAGGGGCAGTAAATGGCCGATATCCAATTATTGCTTGAGGCTGAGCGGCGAGGGCTGCTTCCGCCCGACAAGAAGGCTTTGCTTGATGAAGCCCGTAGACGCGGCCTTATAGAAGGAGCAGCAGTTCCCCAACCGGAACCGGAACCTGAGCCAGAGCGCACTCTTGGTGGCTACGCTAAAGAAGCCGTAAAGGGAGTTATCCCCGGCCTTGTAGGCATGGGTGAGACTGCGATTACTGGTGCCGCCTCTTTGCTGCCTGAAGGGGCTGAGCAGGCTGTGCGTAAGCCTGTCGAAGAATTTGCTACCGGTGTACGTGAGACGTTTGCCCCTGCTCCGGGGTATGAGGATACGCTTGTACGCAAGATTAGCGAAGGCGTTGGCTCTACGTTGCCATTCCTTCCGCTTGGTGCGTTGGGCTTAGCTGGTCGTGTTGGCGCAGCGGGACTTGGCGTATCTGTTGGTGCAGGTGAGGCCCGGCAACGGGCTGAAGAGGCTGGGGCTACTGAGGGTCAACGCGGTGTTGCTACCGCGCTAGGTACGATCCCCGGTGCATTAGAAGCCCTGCCGCCTGTCCGCATCCTGCGGCGCTTTGGCTTTGGCGATGAGGCCATCAAGGAAGTTGCGGGGCTTGCTCCGGCTTTGGGTCGTATTGCCAAGTCCGGCGGTGAAGAGGCACTGCAGGAAGCCAGCAGCCAAGTCCTCCAGAACCTTATCGCCAAAGGCGTATACGCACCTGACGAAGCCGTGTTCGGCGGTGTGGGCGAGGCTGCTACCGTGGGTGGCGGTGCTGGTGCCGTAGTCAGTGCGATTGCTGAACTTGCTCTGGGCCGTAGGTTGCGCGGTCCAGAAGACGAGACTACGACTGAAGAAGCCCCTCCGCCCCCGCCGCCTCCTGCTGGCGAAACTGCTGCACCTCCTAGTGCACCGAGTGGTATCCCGCCGGAAGCGTTCACGGCTGCTAAAGACTATGTTGCCAAGATTGAAAGTGGCGAGACTAAGTTCAATCTGTTTAAGGCTCGGAAACTCATCCGTGATATGGGTTATGAAGTTGATAGTAAATCCAAACTGGATGAGACGCGTACACTTCTTAATGACATATTAAGTGCCAAGGAAACCGATCTTGGTATGTTGACTACGGGTGAGTTCGTACCCGAAATGGAGGTGCCAAGTGGAGCCGATGTTACAACCGCTGCTGGACAAACTATCACTGAACCAGTTGGAAGAGGCGATGTTGTGCCTCCATCTGGAGTTGGAGCCGCAGAACCCGATGTTACAGAGCCTACAGGCGCAGGATTGGTACCTGCTGATGTGTTTGCTGAAGAACCTGATGTTGGAGAAGCAGCAGTCGAGCCTGCACTGACGGAACCCGTAGCAGCAGAAGCAGCACCTACTGTAGAGCCTGAAGCGGCTGAGACTGAAGTCAAGCCTGTTGTTACACGGCGGCAGTTGTCCAATGCTGCTAATAGCCTGAAGGAACTTGCCAAGACCACGTATTCACTTGGTGCGTTGGATCGCACCGGGTATATGGCTGTTGTTGGTGAACTCAACAAAGAAATTCCTGATATTGGCATTGTACGCAGCAAACTTACTAAAGCCGCTAAAGCCGCAGGTATCGAAGTTCAACGCGCCTCTCCCAAGTTGGATGTAAGCACCCGAAAGTTCATGTTGGACAAGAAGGGCGACCGAGATGCCCTGACTCAGATTGCTGACTTGATGTTGCAGAACGCGCCGTCAGAGTCTGAGAAGCTTGATTACGCTGACGATTACCTTGACCCACTTGATGCTAGTAAAGAAACCATCAGGTCCAAGCCCGGTGTCAATGCTCGTCGTATGGCGAAGATGCTTGGTCCTCAGTTGTATGGCGACCCGAGCGATATGGGCGTGGTTACAATCAAGGAAATCTTGCAGAACTCGTTTGACTCGATCAAAGGCATGATCGACAACAACGAACTGGCTAAAGGCAAGATTGATATTGATGTAGACCCTGATAACCGTGTCATTGAGATGACCGACAACGGTCGCGGCATGACTCCGGAATTGTTAGGCACTAAGTTCCTTGAGATCGCCGGTACAGGCAAAGACGCCAAGACCCCTTCGGGTGGTTTCGGTATTGCCAAAATGCTGTTCTTGTACGGCAATAAGGGGATCAAAGTCACGACGATGCGTGACGGTAAAGTGGCCGAGATGGTCACAAACGGCGAACAGTTGTTTGACGCGCTTGAGAATCCTGAATCTGCGCCAGATATTTTTGTCCGTGCCCCGACAGAAGAAGACCTGCAAAAGTTTCCTCAAGGGCACGGGACTAACATTGCTCTGACCATACCTGAAAACTTTAACGATCCAACGTCCGGTGAAGTTAAAAATATTCAGATGATTTCTTATGAAGAGCAGGTAGATGCTTTGATGAAGAGTCCGCTGTTTGCGGACATTGATGTGACTTTTATAAATAAAAGATATGGTGGAGAAAGAAGTACAATACCGATTGGAAGCAAATTTCCGTATAGCAATTATACGGAGTTTACAAACGTTAAGTTTCCGTGGGGTAACGCTCGCGTTTATGTAGCGCCGTCTAAAGAAAAATACGGCGACAATCTTAACGTATTGTCAAATGGTTTGTATCAGTTCTCACAACGGGTTAATAAAGATCCGCTAAGCATGTGGGGTGACAGAGTACCGTATGAATTTTATGTAGACATCAAGCCTACTGTTAAACCAGAAGATCCGGGATATCCGTTTACGTTCAATCGTAAAGATTTTACAGAGCAGGCCAAAAAAGATTATGGCAAGGTCATGGCATACATCAATGCTCTGTATGCCTATCAAGACATAAGCAATAGCGCCTCATCGTTTGGTTCGTTGCAGTACTTTGATGGCCCTAATAGGCTTTCTGCTCCGGTAGATATCAAGCCAACGGTGCCTCCTGCCAAGACTGTGTTTGCTGGTATTCAACAGGGCGATAACGTCACCGTTCAAGACGGTAAATTATTTGTACGTGGTAAAGAACTGCCTGAACTAACTCCTGAGCAACTTCGTGAAGGCATACCTAAAGCAGATCAACTGAAAGTTGATCCAGACATGATCGACCCAAATCGGGTCATGCTGCACGACAACTTGAAGTTCAAGGGTTCTGATAAGACGTTTTCCGACCATATGCGAGAAGCGTATGGCGATGCGTTCGATAGATTTATGTTTGACGTTGGCGATGTATTTAAAGATCTTCGTAATGAAGTTGTTGACGTATTAGGATCAGATTACAGAGAGCTTTTGCAAGAAGGCGTTGGCGTCTCGTTTGACAAAGAGTATCGCGGCGTTTCTATCCGCGTACCGTTTAGTGGGTCGTTTATAAACCCCTTTGCTACGCGTTCAGTCAATCCTCTCAAAGCCGCGTATGGTGCGTTTGGCACCATGATTCATGAACTTGCTCACTATAAAGTTCGTAGTCACAACGCTGATTTCCCTGCCGAATTTCAGTTTATTAATTACGAGTTGCAGGCAGCAAACAAGTTAAAGTTTGAGGCTTATGAAAATAAACTTGTAGACGCGTTTAATAAGTACCAAGATGTATTTGAAGCCGGTTGGAGGTTAATAAATGAGAGCGGAAGTCTTGAAGCTCGTGGAGACCGTTTCCAAGATGGTAGCCGGGAAGACGCAGGCAAACCTGCGGATGAAGGCGTTCCTAGAGGCAAGCGCAGACCAAGCGGAGCAGGACGAGCCGGGAAACAAGTACAGCCAAGAGCTGTACCAAGTACTCAGCCTGCTGGACAGGGGCGTACCAGTGGGGCAGCTCCGGCAGCACCTTCAGCGGAACCTACCGACCGGAGAGGTCAGACCCCAGAGCAAGCAATAAAGACCCGGCAGGATACGTACAAGCAGCGGTACGGCAAAGTTAGTATCACTGACCGTATCCTTAAGTACGTGTCTGGAAGAGAGGCTGGTAGCAGGCGGCTCGACAAGTTTGAGGCGATTGTCAAGAAGTTCCAGAACGAACTGCGCCCTGCTTTACGGGTTGAGCGGGATCTTAAGCGTGCCGGTGAACTGATCACCTACGGTCCCGGCATGAACGATGCCTATACCAAGATCACCAACGCTCAGGATAAGGCTGCTTGGCTCACCTCGACCATGCTCAAGGGGCCGATGGACCGTGCGTATAAGGCCATCGAAAAGTACGCTAAATCGCGTAACCTGACTACGGATCAGGCCATCGAGGAACTTGACCGGTTCCGAATCGTCCTGCATGAGCCGGAGCGCCGCATGATTATGTTCATGCGTTACGTACCGCTTAGCACTAAGCGTCGGGCTTTCCGTGACT